CTAAAAAAGTTCCAGTACACGATTAAAAGGCTCCAAAATGGCAACTGTAAAAGAAGCATTACTAAAACTTGAAGCCCACGAAAGAGAATGTACGGTGCGGTATACCAACATAGAGAAACGCTTAGATTCAGGTAGCGAAAGATTTAAAAGGTCTGAACTTATGTTGTGGGGCATTTACCCCTTAATAATCGGGTTGTTTATTGTAGAGAGGTTGTAGATGGCGATTTTATCCAGTCTTATTGGCCCAGTTACAGGTCTTCTTGACAAGTTTATCGAAGACAAAGATCAGAAGAATGCCTTGGCGCATGAGATTAGCACCCTAGCGTCTAAACAAGCTACAGAGTTAGCCAAGGGGCAGTTAGCGGTAAACGCTGTAGAAGCGGCTCACAAGTCCTTATTCGTTGCCGGATGGCGACCTTTCGTTGGTTGGGTGGCGGGCGTTGGCCTAGCATATAACGTAATTATTGCTCAAATACTGGGTATCTGGTTTACCGTGCCGAAAGTTGACCCTTCTTTATTAACCCCCGTTCTTATGGGTATGTTAGGTATGGGTGCAATGAGGTCTTACGAAAAGGCCAAAGGCGTTCAGAGAGAAAAATAATGTTAGCCGAAATAGCGGCAGCTAATGCTGCGTTTCAGGTAATTAAAGGCGCTCTGTCTAATGGAAAGGAGCTTTATGACGTTGCCGACCAAGCGACTAAGTTCTTTGACAATAAATCTGCAATAGCTAAGAAAGCTAACAAAAGTGGCGGAAAGACTGAATTACAGTGCTTTATGCAGTTGGAGAAGATTAAAGAGCAGGAGGTCTGGCTCAAGGAATATATGATCTATGCAGGCCGTGCAGATATGTACAGCGACTGGCTAAAGTTTCAAGTTGAGTGTAGGCAGAACAGAGAACGCGCAGAGCGCATAAGGATAATAAAAAGAGCTAAGAATATTGCTTTGTTTTGGACAGCCCTGCTCTGGGGTACAGGGGTGCTGGTTATCTTGCCTATGGGCCTATACATAGGCTTTAAAATATTTGGAGTTATATAGAAATGAAGTACTTTAAAATAGAAGATTTCGACTGCCAAGAAACGGGCGAGAACGATATGGATATAGGATTTATCAACGCCCTAGACCACTTGCGAGAAGTTTGTGGTTTCCCGTTTATAATTACTAGCGGGTACAGAAGTCCTAATCATAGTATAGAAGCTGCAAAGGTTGCAGCAGGTAAAAAATTAGGTACTCACGCACAGGGCATTGCAGCAGACATTAAAGTCTCTGGGGGTGCAGAGCGTTTAGCGATAGTCAAGCACGCTTCAGCTATGGGAATGTCCGTGGGGGTTGCAAAAACCTTCGTACACGTTGACACTCGTAAGACTCCAGCTATGTGCTGGTGCTACTAGGAAAGAATCATGCCCCTTAAAAAATTAGAACTAAAAGCAGGCGTTAACCGAGAGAACACTAGGTATACAAGTGAAGGCGGGTGGTACGAGTGTGACAAGATACGGTTTCGCCAAGGTACGCCGGAAAAGATTGGTGGATGGCAGCGTATCTCTGATAATACGTTCTTAGGTGTATGTCGATCTATTTGGAACTGGGTAACTCTAAGCAGTCAGAACTTAGTGGGACTAGGCACAAACCTCAAGTTTTATCTTGAGAACGGTGGTGGTTACTACGACATAACACCTTTACGTAAGGCGGCAGCTACGCTTGGCAATAATCCGTTTGTCACTGTTTCTGGCTCTGCTAGTGTTACTGTTACAGACGCTACTGGAGGGTACGTAATAGGTGATTTTGTCACTTTTAGCGGCGGTTCTGATGTAGGCGGGTTAGATTTAAACGCTGAGTTTCAGGTCGTAGATTTTGCTAGTTCAACATCCTACACCATCACTGCTAGTTCAAATGCTACAAGCAGTGCTACAGGTGGTGGTAGCTCAGTCACTGCGGCATACCAGATAAATGTTGGCCCTGCGTTTGCTATCCCCTTAACAGGCTGGGGTGCATCTTCTTGGAGTTTTGGAGCTTGGGGCATAGGCGCTGAGTCAGTAGAAGAAGTACGCCAGTGGAGTCAAGCTAACTTTGGTGAAGACCTTGTATTTGGCCCTCGTGGAGGCACGTTATTTTACTGGGATGCGTCCGCAACCAACAGCCTATTTGTACGTGGTGTAGCTCTGTCTTCTGTATCAGGAGCATCTGACGTACCTACTATTCAAAACTTAACACTAGTATCTGATATAAGCCGATTTGTTTTCTGCTTTGGCTGTAACGCATTAGGGTCATCTACTCTAAACACTATGCTTATACGTTGGTCAGATCAAGAAGACGCTACAAACTGGACACCTTCTGCTACTAATCAATCAGGCGACTTAATACTGTCTAACGGCACTAATATTATTACTGCTAAACAGTCGCGTCAGGAAGTACTAGTATGGACAGATTCTGCCTTATATGCGTTACAGTATGTAGGCGCTCCCGCTGTGTGGACTGCACAGTTAGTAGGTGAGAACACATCAGTAGCTTCTCAAAACGCTGTAGCCTATGCAAACGGTATAGCTTACTGGATGGGTAGAGACAAGTTCTACATGTACGATGGACGTGTTAAACCTCTACGATGTGACCTACGTAAGTTTATATTCAACGACTTTAACACTACCCAGTATCCACAGGTATTTGCTGGCACGATAGAGTCCTACCATGAAGTGTGGTGGTTTTATTGCTCTGGTAGTTCTACCGTAGCAGACAAGTACGTAGTATATAACTACCTAGAAGATGTATGGTATTACGGTAATATGTCTCGTTCTGCTTGGCTAGACTCTGGGCTTAGAAACAACCCCCTAGCGGCTACTTATACCTTTAACCTAGTTGACCACGAAGAAGGTGTTGATGACAACGAAACTGGCACTACAGCGCCTATTGCGGCCTTTGTAGAGTCCGCGCAGTTTGATCTTGATGATGGGCATCAGTTTATGTTTATTTGGCGGTTACTGCCTGATATGACCTTTGACGGATCTACGGTAAGTTCTCCTAGTGCTACAATGTCCTTACTACCACTAGCTAACTCTGGTTCAGGGTACAACGACCCCCTATCTGAGGGCGGATCAAACTCTGCTGCTATCACTAGGACAGCTACAACACCCGTAGAGCAATTTACAGGAGAAGTGTATACTCGTGTACGAGGCCGTCAAATGGCTATGAAAATAGAATCTAGTGCCGAAGGAGTTACTTGGCAGCTAGGCACTCCACGAATTGATATGCGACCTGATGGTAGACGATAATGGCAGTAGATCAGACTAGGTATAATGTACCGTTCCGTGCGCCAGCATTGCCGTACCCTCCAGAGGAGTATAACGCACAAGAATTTGAAGAGTTTAACAAAGTACTACGTATTTACTTTAATCAGGTAGATAACGCTCTACGGAACGCTACACTTAATCAACAAGCAGAAGCTGCTAACTGGTTTATAAGCTAATGGCTAATACTTACGTAAATGCAAAACTCGACCTAACTAGTACTGGTGTAACTACGTTGTACACAGCAGCTAGCCTTACTACGGGTATTATTAAGTCTATCTTAGTTTCTGAAGACTCCGGCAACGCTGATACTATTACTGTTACCATAACTAATGGTAGTGATGTATATAACCTGTTCAAGACAAAAGCTATTGGGGCTAATGCCACTGTAGAGTTACTAGATGCTCCGCTAGTAATAGGAACTACTGAGATAGTAAAAGTCACTGCCGCCACTGCCAATAGACTTCACGTGGTAGCTAGCATCTTAGAGATTACCTAAGTATGAAAACTTACGACAGCAAGAAAAAAGAACTTTCTGTAGCTGAAATACTCATGCGTTTTCTTGAAGAAGTGGGCACAGGAGATGTTCCGTTTAAAGCGGCATTAGGGTCTATTGTTGCTGAACTGGGTATGGAAAACGCTAGCGTAGTGCAATTTGGTAATACTGTATTTGGCGGACATAGGGGGAAAGGCCGCGCTAAGATGATGGGCCGAGTGTTTAATATAGATACGGCTGAAAACTTTGTTGCAAACATGTTGAAGTACGTAGGGCACCTACAAGAAGAAGGTATAACTCACTACGTAGTTCAGTTTGAAAAATCGTATGGAGAAAAACTAGTCCCCGTACTTAAAAAGCTAAAAGAATTAATAACTCCCGCAGGAGGCAATATTCACTTAGGTCTTTCTGAAGACGATGAAGACTACGTGGTATTTGTGTTAGTGCCAGAGAGGGAGTCATAGTATGTCCAGTGTAGTAAAAGCAATAAAAAAAGTAGGTAGTTGGATTGACGATGAAATCTGGGAACCCATTAAAGATGTAGGTTCTTGGCTTGACGACGAAATTTTTCAACCTGTTATTCAGATGGCTGAAGCACAAATACAAGACATCATTGATGACCCTGTAAAAGCCCTGTTAAAACTTGCAATAGTTATAGCGCCAATTGATCCAGCTACAAAAGTACATCTTATGGCGGCGCTAGAAGGCGCAGATACTTACGAAGAAGGCGGCAGTATAGGGGATGCATTAAAATCTGCTGCTACTGTGTACGTTGCTGATGCCGCTAGCGATTACGCAGGAGACTTTGCAGGGAGCGCAGGAGATACGGCGGGTAGTGCGTTTGGAAACGGCGCAGTAAGTAGGTTTGTGACTGATGCAGTGACTGAAGGCACTCTACAGGCTATTACCGCAGTTGTAACAGGACAAGATCCTTTAGATGCTTTTCTATCTGGCGGTATGACCGTTGGTGTAGGTAGAGTACTTGGAGAAGTAAATGCCCGTACTGATGGGGCACTAGACAAACTAGAAGAGCTAGGAGGCTTTAGAGAAGACGACCCCAATACTCCTAACGTAGACGAGTCTCAATCCGCAGGTAAAATAGTTAGAAGTTTAGTTCAACAAGGTATTGCTGATACATTAGCCACAGGAGAAATTGACGAACGCCGTATGGCAGGGATAATTTCATCCGCCATAGTTACTACTAAGGTAGTGTCTGACTTTGTAGGTGACAACATAAGTGACACGAATTTGTTGTTTAACACCCGAATGGTAACTACATCAATACAAAACGCATTAAACGTAGCTATGACTGAAGGCGATGTCTCTGAAGCGTTTATGACAAGCCTAGCTAGACAAGTTGGTATGGGCGCTCAGAAAGCTCTAATGGAAGGTAATTTTCAAGAGCAGTTTGGGGATGTGTGGGACAGAACTACAGGCAAACTTGACGCGGTAAACACTAAAGCTGATGAAATAGAAGGTATTGTAGACGAGCATACTGGTGCGGTAGAAGAAATAAACGAGATTGCAGGTAAAATAGAAGAAGGTTCTATAGAACTAGCCAGACTAAATGATGTAACAGCCAACATAATGTCTGCTACTGATGGCCCTCTACGCATGACTACTGAAGAACTAGCTAAGATGACGGCTGCGAAACAAGAAGCAGAAGCCTACGAAGCAGAGTTTGCTAAGTTAGTAACTGAAGAATATGGCCCTAGACTATCAGAGTTAAACACTATTTACGATGACACTTCAGCGGCTTATGACATTGCTAGCGAGGGTTATACATCAGCAATGGTGGCGTTAACTGATAGTTCTAAAGCGTTGCACACTGCGTTAAAACCAGCGTTTGAAGGGATTGACGCAGCTACAGTTAATAATCTAAGCCCTAATTTTGATGCTAAGTTTTACGCAGCACAAAACGGTATAACAGAAGCAGAAGCAAACGGGCATTACCTTACTAGCGGACTGTATAACAACTTACCAGCTAATCAAGAAGCTCTAACAACACAAACCAACATTAAAGCAGGTACTGCATTAGCCAGAGTAGCAACGGCTACAGGGGGTAAGTTAGATTTAACTAAACTATCTCCTGAACAAAACAAAGCGGTACTAGCTAAACTAGAAAAATTAGCTGTTGATAATGGAGTTACAGTAGAAGAGTTAGACGCAGCGGCTATCGCTCAAACCGCGCTTAGTGCATTAAGAAATCCTGACGGTAAAGGTGAGGAGTATTTTTCAGCTACTACTGACAGTAACGGCAATATTACGGACATCCAATACGGGTATGATTCTGAAGGATTTGGTCTAGCAGAAGGAACTACCAAGGAAGACGTTTTAAACGGTACAGCTAGGCAGACGTACAACGCAAATTCAGGTAAGTACGAATGGGTTAAACCTTCAACAGAAGCGTATGTCGCTGATGATACACTTTATGCTTTTGATTCTGAAACAGGACAGGCTTATGGGTACGACGAAGCGGGGGAAAGGTACGACTTAACTCCTATAGAAGTTGATAATACGCTGCGTAATCAAGGCCCAAGCCTACAAGATTTAAGTGATATTAATAGTAGTTCGTATAACCCTGAACAATTCACTGATTCAGTAAACAAAAACAACCTCGACACACCTTCAACAGATACGTCAACCACGTCTCCTGACAAACCTGATTGGTTCCTGCAAGCGTTAGCTAATGGTGCTACGTACTTACAAGGGAACGAAGACACTGCTCCTGCAAGTGAATTTGCTCAAAACGCATACGCCAACGCAATTAGAGCTACCGGAGGTATTATAGAAGGGTTTAACGGCTTTTCTGTACTGTTTGGCGTAGACCCCGCAGGAACCGCAGCAGGGCAGTTTGCTGCCGATATGCAGGCGTTAGGAGAAGATGCTAATACAGACGGGTATAAAGCCGCCGCCGCAAACATGCGGGAGTTTGAAAAAAACTTACAGGTTAAAGATGACCCTAATACGCCTATAGTACTCGACGAAAATGGAGAATACGTATCAGGAGACGAAAGTAAGAAAAGCCTTTGGCAAGGTATGCAAGGGGTATTTAAAACCGCTGCTAATCATCCCGCCGCATTTTTTGGAGAGTATGTATCCGTAGAGTTTATGCAAGAAGCTGCTCCTTTGTTAGTAGGTGGTTTAGCATCAATAGGGGCAAAAACATTAGTTAAAACGCTTAGTAAAGAACTTACAGAGGAATTAGCAGAAAAAGCAGCAGTTTCCATAGGTAAAAAAGCAGGTCTAACTGCCGCCGCAACTACTGATGTTGCTGAAAGTTGGTCAGCTACTGCGGGGGGCGCATACGCAGATGCTAATGCCACTTTTATGAAGATGGCAAATAAAGAAGCAGACATATTAGAATTATCGGGCGTTGCACGTACTCAATTTTTAGAATCCAAAACACCCGAAGCACACGAGTATTCTTTAGGGGTAGCTATAAATTCTGGTAACGTAGCAGGAGTTGCCACTATAGCTGCTTTAGCAGTAGGCGGTATGTCGGCTGACAAGTTGTTTATTGGTGGGATACCTAAACCAGAATTTACAAATTCAGGGTTGTTTGACGAAATTACTAGAAGGATGTCAAACGGCGCTACAGTTATGGTCAAAGAAGGAGTAACAGAGTTCTTTGAAGAAGGTATAGCTACTGGGTACACGCAAAGTCAATTAGCTCTAATTGATCCCGATGTAGACGTTATGGGTACCGTTGGTACTGCCGCTGCTATGGGATTAATTATAGGTAGTAGCGTAGCAATTGGCGCTGTAGGGCTTGCCAATACGGGCGATATAGTATCTAACATAACCTTGGCAAATAATCCCACAGCGTTAGACATATTTACCAATGGTGAAAATTATAGCCAAGTTGCTCTACAGTCGGCGTTAAGTAGCGCGGGGCTAGACTCTACAACAACAACTAATGTTATGAACACCCTGTACGATGACGTGTACACAAGCACTGCTGAAGCTACTGCCGCATTTAATGACGCAGGGTTGCAAGTTAATAACGATGATATATTAGCTTTGATAGGTAACACAGGCGCAGATTATGATGTAGATGTTGGAGCCGCTGATCACTGGACTGCAACTTATGGCCCTATACCGCCTGAAACACCGCCTGCGCCGCCTGAAACGCCGCCTGCACCGCCTGAAGCACCGCCTGTAACTAATGTAGGTAGATATATAGACACTCCGTTTGGGCGAGTATGGCGGGCCGCAGATGGATCTTATAGTCAATTTGACCCTTCTGAGACTACTCCAGAGCCTACGCCAGAGCCAACGCCAGAGCCAGAGCCAGAGCCAACACCTACACCTACGCCTACTCCAGAGCCAGAGCCAACGCCGCCTGTAACACCACCTACTGAGACCCCCCCAATGCCTACTCCTACTGAAGGTCGATGGATAAACACTCCATTTGGGAGTGTATGGTTAAACCCAGATGGCTCTTATAGTGCAGGGCCAGAGCCAGAGCCAACGCCAGAGCCAACACCTACACCTACGCCAACGCCAGAGCCAGAGCCAACACCTACGCCAACGCCAACGCCAACGCCAACGCCAGAGCCTACACCTACACCTGCACCTGCACCTGCGCCGCCTGTAACACCACCAGTAGGAGGCAGGTGGGTAGATTTTGGGCCGTTTGGTGGCCGTATGTGGTTAAGCGACGATGGCACTATTTCTCCACAGCCACCTTCTGTTGATCCTGTCGATCCTGTCGATCCTGTCGATCCTGTTGATCCTATTGATCCTCAAATAGAAATAGATAGATTAGCGGCATTAGAGCGGGAAAGATTAGCGGCATTAGAACGGGAAAGATTAGCTCAGATAGCAGCAGATGATGCAGCAGCAGCAGAATTAGAAAGAATACGTTTAGAAAAAGAAGCGGCTAAGTTACTTGCAGACAAACAGTTAGCGGCAGGTGTTAAGTTAAATGCAGATAGCATAGCTAAAGCTCAAGCAGGTATTACTGAATTATTAGCTCAAGGTAAAACGCTTGAGCAAGCTATTGCACAAGTCGCTAGGCAGCAGGGTGTAGATACAGCAACTTTAACTACCGCACTTGAAAAGGGACTTGCTGACGTAAGCGGTAAAGTTGATACGTTAGAAACTAGCATCTTAACTAAGATGAAAGAAAACGAAGCTAAAGGTATGGGCAGAGATGCAGCTTTAGCGGCAGCAATTCAAGACGTATCTAGCGATCTTGGTACTACTAAAGACGATTTACTTAGCCAAATAGGTAAGACTGAAGCAGATTTAACAGCTAAATTTGAAACAGGGCTTGCTGACGTAAGCGAAAAGATAGCTGATAGTGAATCTCTTATCTTAACTAAGATGAAAGAAAACGAAGCTAAAGGTATGAGCAGAGATGCAGCTTTAGCAGCAGCGATTGAAACCGTATCTAGCGATCTTGGTACTACTAAAGACGATTTACTTAACCAAATAGGTAAAACTGAAGCAGATTTAACAGCTAAATTTGAAACAGGACTTGCAGACGTAAGCGAAAAGATAGCTGATAGTGAATCTCTTATCTTAGCTAAGATGCAAGAAAACGAAAACTTAAATCTAGGTAGAGATATAGTCCTATCTAAAGCAGTTGATGACGTAGCCAACGATCTTGGTATTACTAAAGATGAGTTACTCACCCAAATAGGCAAAACTGAAGCAGATTTAACGGCTACGTTTGAAGCAGGCGCTACTAAATTAAGTAGCGAAATCCAAGAAGTAGCAGCTATTGTAGGCGTACCCGCAGCGCAGGTTACTCAAGAGCATATAAACTTTGTAGCAGACGTAATAGCTCAACAAGAACTACTTGCCGACCCATCTTCTTTTGTTCCAACTGACCCACAATTACAGTATGATGTTAATAATGACGGTGTAATTGACATTAACGACCAAGGCATGTTAGAACAGTCGTTTGGAGGTCAACAAGTTGCGTTACAGGGAGATATGTTTAGCCCTACGGGTTTGTATAAGCAAAATACTGATATAGCTGCCCAACAGAAATTAGAGCAAGATGCTCAATTTGAACAAGAACAAGCGTTAGAACAAGAACGCCAAATGAATTTACAGACGCAGATACAAACAAATGCGCAGAAAGGAGAGTTTGACGATTTTGCTACTGATGTAATGAATATGCAAGCAGCGCAACAAGGTGTAGTTACTGAGAGGCCAGCAGATAAATTTAACTTAGACTACGTATACGACTTTGGTAGTATTTTTGCAAATGACCAACAAGAACAACTATTTGCTAATCCTTACGGCGATTATAACAACGACATGTTTGGAGTTAAGAAAGCTAAAGGTGGCATAATTGAATCAGATACAGATAGATTAATAAGACTAATTGGAGAAGGTTAATGGGTTGGTATTCAGATTTAGTAGGTGCAGTTACTACTACTGGTGGAGCAGTTGAAGGATTCCTTAACAACGATATTGTGTCTGGGGTAATCGGTACTGCTGCGGCAAACGCTGCTGGTGATTATTTTCAAGCAGATATCCCCAATGTAGGGTACCAAGGTAGCATACCAGACTTAACTGCTGTACGTGAACGAGTGCCTCAACAGCCTATTCCTGAAGGCGGGCAGGCTCGTAGACCGGGGGAAGCAGGCAGACGCTACTTCTCAGACACATTATATGCGGCTCGTCCTGATACACCAACACAAACAGTAGAAGAAGCTCAAGCTGCTGCTAAAGCGCAAGCTATGCAACTAGCTCAACGGCAAAACCCCAACGCTCCTGCACCTCCTCCTATTGGGATGGCCCCCCCTGTGCAAGCTATGGCTATGGGCGGTATTGCATCAGCACACAACGGTTACTATCTAGGCGGCAAAACAGATGGTATGGCGGACGATGTACCTGCAACTATTGATGGTACTCAAGAAGCGCGGCTTAGTGATGGCGAGTTTGTTATTCCTGCTGATGTGGTTAGCCACCTAGGTAACGGTAACTCCGATGCAGGATCACAACAGTTGTACGGTATGATGAACAACATACGAGAAGCACGTACTGGAAATCCAGAACAAGGTAAACAAATAGACCCTAACAAGTTTATGCCTACTATGGCTCAAGGTGGTATTGCTAACGCCTATAACTACGGTGGAGGAGTTAAGTACGATGCAGGTGGGGTAGTAGGACATGCTCACCCTCATACTTCTACTGTAGGCGCTGAAAGTAGCGCAGGTACGCAAGCTAACGATCCCTTAATAGGTCAACCCGTCGGAACGGAATCTTCTTTGTCTAGCTGGGCTGGTGACTACGTAACTGACATGCTAGGTCAAGGTAAGGCGCTAGGTAATCAAGCGTACCAAGCATACGAAGGGCCACTTAGCGCAGGAACTAGCGGGCTACAAGATCAAGCATTTACAGGCATTGGAGCATTAGAGACTCCTACGGGCATGGGTGCCTATACTCCCCAGACTTTTGGCGCAGAACAAGCTACGGAGGGTATGAATCCGTTTTTAATGGCTTCTCTTAACCCTCAACTAGACGAAGCTCGCCGTCAGTCAGAAATAAGCCGTGTAGCTAATGCGGGTCGTATGACTCAAGCAGGTGCTTTTGGTGGGTCACGTCAGGCTCTTATGGATATGGAAAACCAACGTAATCTAGAGACTAACCTAGCAGGTATAACTGGCAAAGGCTATGCATCTGCATACGACAGAGCACAACAACAATTTAATGCCGAGCAAGATCGTGCTATGCAAGCTCAAAATTCAGCTAATCAATATGGATTTGACGTACTTGGTAAGCAAGTTGCTGGGGGCGCAGAACAAAGAGCTATGGAATCTGAAGGCATGAAAGCGGACTACATGCAGTTTCAAGAAGAACGCCAATACCCCTACAAACAAGTGCAATACATGCAGTCATTGCTACAAGATTTACCAATTGAAGCAGCTTCAAAGTCTTATAGTGCCCCAAGCCAAGCCTCACAAATGGCTTCTAGTGCTGAAGGGCTTTCTCAGCTATACAAAAACATATTTGGCACTTAAAAAATTAAAGGTTTAGGAGATAGACATGTTAAATGAAGGCGGGTTAGGTAGCCAAATAGATAAGATGGTAAATCTTAATAGGGACAATCCAGAAGAGCTAAAGAAAAAAGCAAAAGTTTCTGGGTCGCTGATGCATGGTTTGGCCGTACAAGAGTTGATGGAACAACTAAATACTGTAAAAAATCAACAAGCCCTCAATGCTGAATCTACGCCTACTAGTGTTGTTGAGCAAATGGAAGAGCAGTTAATACAGTCAAAGCTACAAGATAAGACTAAACAAATTGCAGGGGTTATGGATCAACGGCAAAATAACGCCAGACAGAAACAACAAAGTATGGGGATAGCTACACAACAACCTCAACCACGTCCCCAAAGTATGCCTCAAGGTGTTACACCAACTATGACGGCTGCTAGTGGTGGCTTACTACATATACCGCGTCCTAACCTACGAAATATGGCTCAAGGCGGTATCATAGGTTACGCTGGTGAAGATGGTAGTGAAGTAGACGCAGCAGAAGCAGAAGCATTAAGAATACAAAAAATGTTAGAAGAAGAAGGTATTACTCAAGAAAGTTGGGCAGCAATGTCGTCAGCAGAAAAAGATAGAACTGCTAGAGTTTTAAATATTTCGCAAGACAATACTACTATAGGTAAAATAATTGCGTCTCCTCTTGCGGCTGCGGCTGACGTGCTTAAATTTATCCCACGTGTAGTTAGTAATACTGCAAAAATTGTAGGTAATACTGACTTAGGGCAGTCACTAGGAATAGGGGAGGTAGGGCAACAAGAAAGGCAAACTCCTTATCTTGCTGATGTAGCTGCTCAACAACGAGCTATGCAGACTAAAGACCGTGTAACTACTGCTGGTATTTCTAATGTTTTAGACCCTGAACTTGAAGAAGTTGAAGACGCAGAAATAGCACCTGTTGTCGATCCCCAACAACAACAAAATGACGATATGGCGGCTGCAATGCGTGGCGAATTGCCTAATCCCGCTGTCCCCGTTGCTCCCGCTGCTCCCCCTTTAGACTCAGATGCACAACTACAACAAATACTTAATACGCCTAAAGTTGATTTTAGTGGCATAAGCAGAACGCAAGTTACAGATAGTATGGGCGACAAGTATAAGACTCAGTTAGATAGTCGCATGGACGTAGATCCAGAAGCTAAAAAACAATCTGAGATTGAAAGAACGTCTGGCCCTGCCCGTGAAATGATTATGGGGGAAGATGGTAAGCCTGTTCTTGGGCCAGATGGTAAGCCTACTTATAAAGAGTTAGGTGGGTATGATCGTCAAAGTAAAGCAGAAGGCTTAGAAAGATACCGACTAGAAAAAGAAGAATTAGATAAAGCAGCTTTAGCCCCTGCGGTAATAGATAAAGGGCGTACTCAATCATACATAGACGGCTTAATTACAGGTGGTACTGGTAGGACAGGTACTGCGGCAAGAGTTCAATTTGATGCTAACGTAGCTAAAAGTAGGCAAGATAGCATTGCAGAACAAAAAGCCGGATTTTTAGCAGATATGAAGTTTGATACAGAAATAGCTGATAAAGTAAATGCGCAGGGAAATAAAGTACTTGAGATATATACAAAAGATGTATCCGAGGCTATGGATTTAGCCGCTAATATAGGTGCGTCTGATTTAGAAATGTACTATAAAGAAGCTAAAATAGCGTACGATACTAATCAAGACGGTATTAAAAATAAAATTGATGCTTTCACGGCAAGCACGAAGGCTAACCTGCAAAAACTAATACAAAGCCAAGCAAGTATGGCAGAAGTATCTGGCGCTGCTAATGCGCTACTGGGCAGGATTAAGGATTTTCAAGAAGAATATAATAAACCTCTGCAAGCAGAAAGGTTAACAATAGAAAGTGAGTTAGCTAAAAAAGGACTTTCAAAAGAGCGCCGTAAGCAACTGCTTGCCCAAATAGATGAATATGACATGAGAGTTTCTGCACAAAAAGAAATTATGAGAGCAGACGAATTTATGAAGCTGTACCTAAAGATGATGGAAGAACTTGCTAAAAACGGTAGCTTTAGTAACCAATTTATAACACAACAACAACAAACAATTAAACAAGGTTCAAGTACTGGTTCTGCTACGACTGTTACAGGAACAACTAAAAGGCCAGTCGGTACACCAGCACCAGCAGCACCAGCACCAACAGGCATTAGTGGTCTAGGTGGTCAACAAACTGGTGCATTAGCTACGCTTAATAAATACGCTCCTTCATAGGTAGATACGTAATATGGCTTCTTTAGGTCGAATACTTACAGGTATTAAAAATGCTGAAGCCGCAGGCGATACTGCCGCTGTAGCTGAACTAACTAAGATGTACAACGATAGAGAAATGGAGTTGTACGGTAACACTAGCGGTTCAAATTCTGACTCAAGTTTTTTTGAGGACATAACTTCAGGATTTGGTGCTGGTGCTGTTGGTATGGCAGAGACTGCCGCTCTTGGTGCTGCTGCTTTCTATGAAGAAGAAGAAGAACTAAAAGCCCGCGCTAAAATTCAAAGCGTAGCTGAATCTTTTCGCCCTGAAGGTGGAGATAAAGACTCTCTAACCTATGGCATATCTAGTGCGTTAGGATCTATAGCAGGTATTGCTGCTCCCGCCGCTATTGCCGCTTATTCTGCCCCTGCTGCCGCCGCTACCGCTGTAGGTACAGGTGTTGCTGGGTTACTAGGTGTAGGCGCAGCTAGAGGTGAAGCTAGTGAACGTGCGCGTGCCGCAGGTGCTACCGAAGAAGAAAGAAACAAAGCAATAAACTCTATACTCGTAAACGCCGCAGGTGTAGCAGAAGCCCTACCTATGGGCCGAGTATTTAAATCTATTGATGTACCAATACTAAACAAGTTTATAGATAGACTTAGCCCTGAAGCCGCTGAAGGTATTAGCGGGCGACTCAAAAATGCTGCTATTACAGGTGGAGTTGAGGGTACACAAGAAGTTGCATCAGAGATTGCTCAAAATTTAACCGAACAAGAATACAATGCCCTTGCTGAAACCTTTGGCGGGGCGCGTGAATCCTTTACTATGGGTGCAGCGGCAGGTGCTATCCTTGATTTATTCTTAGGCAAAAGAGCGCGTGGTGGGGCAACTCCTGATGCAGATCCTCAAGAAACTGTTGTAGCGGAAGAAGGTACAACGATAGAAGAAGAAACGGCTAGAGACGCTAGAAACGAAGAACAAATAGACATGTTCTCCGCTGAACTTGATTATGCAGAAATTGCAGACCTTGAACGCGGGGAAGTTGGCCCTACTGAGGAAGACATAGTAAGGGAAAACGAGCGTCGCGCAGGTGAAAGAATTGAAACTGGCGCTACTGAACAGATAGACATGTTAGACCAAACTGAATACGAAGATATACAAGCAGAAGAAGACGCAAAAATTGCGGGGGCGCAAGCAGATGCAGATGCAGAAACACGCTTACGTCAAGAGTCAGACTTAGAAAGTGTTGCTGGCCGTGTAGAGGGCCGTGCTGTATCTGAGAGCAACGCTCGTAGAAAGTCTATACTTCAAGAAGTAATTGAAGCTAATCCTACAACTAATTACAACACGGTAAAACGAAAGTTTACAGAAGCGTTATCAAACGAAGGTCTTACAGATAACAAGGCTAACGAAAGAGAAGCTCTTACAATACAAAAAGCGGTTAACTTTCAAAAAGCAGAAGAAGGTACGCGGTTAACCGCAGGGGTTGACAGAAACACAGATACATTTGATATGGAAGCCCAAATTCCTGAAAGGCGCGGTGCAGACCGAACTGGAGAAGATAGTGGATTCACTACAGACCCTAACGAAGCAGGAAGTAGAGACGGCCTTGAAGGTAGTAGCACAAACGTGGAAGGGGCAGGCACCCTTGACGATACCGCCAGTGCTGTACAAACTGTCGATGCACGAATGGACGCTGCTGTCAGCGGCGCTGAAACTACTGGAAGAGGAAAAAAAGGAGCATCTGCTTCAATAAGCCCTGCCGCCTTTGCTAGAGCGGAAGCAAATAAAGTAGACACGAGTAAGATAACTGGCACAGGTAAGAACGGTAGAATTACTATTGGGGATGTTAATGGCGCGATTAAAGCCGAAGTTAGCGGTACATCTGTAGGAAAACCTAGGACTTTAGCGGGCGCGAAAGTTAAAGGACTAACCCCCGATACAACAGCTCTTGTAGAAAAAATAACAGGTAAAAAATTAATTACACCAAAGCCTGATGTTGATGTTGATGTCGCTGCTGTTGATACC